ATAAAGTCAACAATAGTATTTTTTGCAGAAAATTCATACAAATATCCGCCAATACCAATGTTGACATTGCCAGTATTATATGGAGTAATATTTCCAACTGTTAATTTTGAAATTGTAGGATCCCAAGAAACAACTACCCCAGTAACACCAGAGATTGCTCCTGTAACAACTTCATTGACAGTATAATTTTGACCATTTGAATTATTGGCATCCAAATAGATATCAAGCAATGCGGTGTGTTCAACACCTTCACTGAGTCCACCTGCAGAAACAATGGTTGCAAACTTAAAGGGAATATCACCGTCTTTAATATTATCTCCAATTTGGAACAAGGTTGTATTTTGTCCACCTTGGGTCTCTTCAATACCATAAAGTGAACTATAAATTCCACCATCGAGATTAATTTGATTTGCAAAATCGGTTCCAGTATTAATCAAGTCAGCAATTCCATCACCTTGACCATCTTGTTCATCATCATCTTCAAATGCTCTATCTTGAAGAGTTGATAGAGGAACAGTTAACAAAGAAATAGTAGAACCGACTTCAGTAACAACCGTATGAGGCAATATACCCGTGCCACTACTAGAAGCAACACCAGCATCAAATTGAACAATTGCATCTTCTGTAGATGGAATACCACCATCAATAAATGCCAATTCATCAACTTCAAAAGTAACCAAAAGTTCTCTAGTTGCTGGATCCCAGTCATAAACCTTTGCTACTTTATTATTCGCATTTTCAATTCTACGAATAACACGGTCACCAACATTAAATTTGTAAGTAGAAATTCCTTGAGGATCGTTTTGACCTGGGTCTAAAATAACTCTTTGATCGTAGTTGAAATTTACACCTCTTGTTAATCCAGAGAATTTACCTGCACTCTTGTTAGTGTAAGTAATTGTTTCTGTATTAATAATAATTTCACCAGAACCAGGATATGCATCTGTAGAATCAACATAAATCTCGGTGTCATTGGCAGTAACATTTTTGACAAGACCAGTGAGATAAATTTCCCCAGAGTTAAATGCCTGCCTTGCTCTAGTTTTTCTCTTGAGATTTACAAGTTTAGTAAAGATGATATTTGGTGGATTTGTGTAACCATTACCAGGGTCAGTAATATCGATTCCTACAATAGAACCTTGCTCAATTCTAGCAATTGCTTTAGCACCTTGTCCTCCACCACCAGTGATTAAGATATAAGGAGGTTCTTGATAGAATTCACCAGCATCAACGATAGAAATGGATGTAAGTTTACCCAATGTGTCAATTTCCGCTGCACCTTGGGCTCCACCGCCACCACCACCTTCAAAAATTAGAGTTGGTGGTGTGGCATAATTTCTACCAGAATTAAGCAGAGACAAACCAGTAACGGTTTGTACAATAGGACTTACAAGTGCTCCCGAACCTTCGCCACCAAGAATCTCTGCTCTAGCAGGACCAAAGTAGTTATCTCCCTTCTTGGTCATCTTGATATACGAGATGCTTCCATTGTCATTCAAGACAACATCACCCGCAGATTCTGTTGGGAATAAAGACGTTAGTTCAGGAACAGTGTCACCTTCAAATAAAGGCGTTCCATAATACTTTGGTCCAATTCCATATGGGTAGGTTGGATTTCCACTACCATCTTCTGTTAAGAAGTATGCGTAAGTTCCGTTTGGATAATCTGGAGTTCTGGTAAACTTCCCATTAAATTCATCCAACGATCCCACCGCAGAATCGTAAATATAATCTTCTACTAAATCTCCAAGTAAATAACCATCTTGAACCAGTCTAAATCCTGTACTCGCTGTTAAATATGAGAACGTGTATAAAATTCTTGGGGCGTCGGATCGCACTTCAATAGAGATTTTTCTATTGATAGCATTTTCGTACCCATTAATATACGTAACATAATCTACAGCAACATTTTCAAGATAATATGTAACACCATCTTGATATAAAAGTTCGGTATTACCAACAACGGACGATGAATGCCACCCATCTTCTGTTTCACTAAACAGAAGAATATTTAATGCATCGTTACTAGAATCATCTTGTACAAAGTTATATGTGTTACCTCTGTTTAAATTCAAAAACGTAGAAAGAGAACCATTAATATAGAACTTTCCATTTGATACCGTGACTGTGTAATTAGTTGTTCCACCGTCAGAAACAATTGGACGACTTCCAGGAAGTTCGTCATTAGTTCTTAGTCTATAAGAGGATGATTCTCTAGCAACTACTCCAGATGTATTATATCCCCAAGGACCGTAAATTGGATATCCATCAAAGGACATACCAAGAATTTTAGAGTGACCATCTGGATGTCTTGATTGGTCACCAACGAAAGAAAATCTATTTTGATAGTATGTGTTTACATTTGGTATAGGGTCAACATTTACAGTATCAAGAATCATGTAACCTTCATCACCTTCAAATCCAGACATATGTCTGTGATACGGACAATAATAATAGATGCGATTGGTTTCATCCGCATTCATCAAGAATAGAGGTGAAAACACATTCTCATAGTCTGCAGCAGGTGCTGCAGAAGGACCTGTGCTGTTGTAATACAGAGTTCCTGGGTTTTGATTTAGAACACCATCCCTAGTGGTGCTAAATTGCATTGGATGCCCATTAACATGAAGGGTAGATGGTTGATTACTGGCATCTGCTTGATTCCAACGAATTAAATAATTTTGCTGAACTCTAATATTTTCTGGAGCAAAATAATACTGACCAGGAACAAAAGGACCAAATTCCTCTGCTTCTGGTCCAAAATCGATATAGAAAATACCGTTCGGGAATGTAACGATATCATCAGATACTCTAAACTGGAAACCATTAGAACCAAGAACTAAGTCATCTTCAGAAAATGGATCTCCTGTAACGTTTCGTGCATATATTCTGACTACTCTATTTAAATTATCTCTAACGACTTTAGAAATTTCTGCTCTAGCAGTTCCACCAATTTCGTCGATAACTCTACCAACTTCCACCGAACCGAGATTTTCGTCAACATCAGCAACAGGAATCATCACATTGTTATATTCGACCTTGACATTCCAAGTAAATGTTCTTATTGCACCCCAATCAAATACACCGTTAAGAAGTGAAAATTCATCTACAACTTTACTAGTTTGATAGTAATATGTACCATTATCAATTACAGCATCGTATATATTTTTATTCTTGATATACGAATATTTTACTGCATCTAAATGATATCCCGCTGGAGCTCCAGCTGCAGTACCCCAATCTGGAGTATGCAACAAACCACCATTTGCTAAAATGCCTAAAGATTTATTTAATTGAACTATTCTAGTTTCTGGAGTAGGAACATCTTTTCCTCCCCTATAAACAAAAACTTGGTCAAAACTTCTATCTAATACTGTGTCAGAACCTCCTGGTTCTCTCTCTGATAGAATGACTTGAGATGGTTTAGGATGATTATCCGATGTAATACGAATTCTATCGGTTACGTCATTGCCTTGAACTTGAAAACTACCAGTAGTAGAAGAATTTGGATGAGATTGCCAAATTCTATTAATATCAAAAGAATTGATAATATTTGGAGTTTCTTGTTGAGGTGTAATTTTTAACCTCAGTGGGTTATATCCTCTTCCCCTTTCTAAAACACGAACATGAATAATTTTTCCTGAATCTTCATCAATAATTGGATACAGCAATGCCTCAGTTTCAGGAGTTCCGCAACCAGAAATGGTTAATCTAGGTGGGTCTGCAGGATCGTATCCGCTACCTCCATTGACTATTCTAACTGCGCGAACACCAAAAACCTCGTCAAAGATTGGTTCGATTGAAGCGCCAGATCCAGGAACATTTCTTGCCATTTATCAACTTACGACGTTAATTGTGCCTTGCATTGCTGCGTGAATTGTACACTGATAGTACAGTACCGATGGTGCATCCATAGGAACAGTCCAATATAAAACAGAGGTTCCACTTCCAGTTTGACCTGTAGTATATGGAGTGCCAGTCAATCCTTGAGTGCTTTGAATTCTAAATGGATGTGCTCCACCAGAAATAGAATTGTCAAAAGCATACGACATCCCTCTTTGAACATAGAGAGTTGGGTCATTTGTAGCAGCAGAAAATCCAGGACCGTTGAAGGTAAAATCCGTTGATCCGTTTGCTCCTAATTCCCACCAAGTAATTGGACTACGAGTAACAATCCAACTAGTTCCATTCCAATATAACGAATCGCCTTGAGTAATACCAGAAACATTAGTATCCGTTAAGGCAGCAAATGTAGTAGTTAAAGTTCCATCAAAATCAATTGTTAATGTATCCCCAACTATGCTGGTAGCAATATTTGTGCCTCCAGTAACAGTCAAAGTATCACTAGTGCTGTTTGCGGTTGTAGTTCCAGTATCAGCAACAAATGATGCAAACAAATTTTGTGCAGATGCGCCAGCGGCATCATCACCAGGAATCCAATTAGTTCCATCCCACTTCAGAATTTGATTTGTTGTTGGTGCATTAGTAGTCAAATCAACATTATCTAAGTCACCAAGACCACTGTACTGGGTTAATAAAGAAACTCTAGTATCACCAATACCACCAGCAGTGATATTCATGTTTACATATGGATTATCATCGCCGTCTACAGTGAAGAAATATCCAGGATATGTAGCAGCCGCAGGGGCGGCGCCAACAGAACCATATTCGTTCTTGTACGAAATTTTAGTTGGAAAATCAATGTCTCCAGTAGCACCATCAAATGTTGAAGTTACACTGCCAGCAGAAAGAGTGATATCTCCAGTTCCATTTGGAGCAACTGCAATATTTCCATTAGAACTGGAAATAATAGAATTGCCATTAACATCTAAAGCAGATGTCAATAAACTATAATCTGAAGGTGCAAATGAACTACCATTATAACGAAGAACATGACCTACAGCGGGATTGGTAACACTAACTTGTAGTGTAGAACCATTCCCGATTGCACTATAGAGTTCATTAAAATTATCATTAATCTTGTCGCCGCCAGTACGAAGAGTATCACCTGTATTATCATTTGCGGCAGCGCCAAGACCTAGTGTTTGTTTAGCCATTACTCGCTACAATTTTTAGTTATTTATTCGATTAGTTTACGAAACTATTTCTGGGTCTACCAATTCTTCGCCATAATCAGCAAGATTTGGAGCAGTCCAATCATCAGGAACAGATGTTTCAATCTCAATGTTTGGATTTACATATCCGCTACCCGCGTTAGAGATTTCAATACCAGCAACACCAACCAGTGCTTTGATATTACCATCAAAACCAGAAATAGAGTCAATTCTAACATTTGGTCTGGATGTATATCCAGAACCACCCGAAGTTACCTGAACATTATCAATGAAACCGCTTGTGAGAACTGCAGTTGCGTTAGCATCCTGACCAAAGACAGAACCAAGATAATCGAAGGTGATGAGTGAGTTAGAAGACTCAATAACCGCAACCTCACGATCCTCGGTTTCACCTTGAATTGCAATAAAGTCACCTGGTTCAATTGGAGGAATAACTTCAGCAGCATCAACGTCTGCCTCAGAACCAACGTAAGAGAACGCAACAAATGTGGAACCTACGCGGGGAATTTCAGAGAAGATGATTCTAGAACCAACAATCTCAAAGGCAACTCCAGGTTCTTGAATGACGCCATTAAGAGAAACAATAATATTATTTTCAGGTCTAATTGTGCTCGACTGTACACCATCTGTGAGCGTGAGCGAATAGAAAACATCGTTACGCTTAAGGTTGAATGATTGACGCAGAGAGTCAAACTCAAAGGAGATATCATCAAGTTGTCTCAGTTTACCAACATAGAATCCAGTGAAGGATGCACCAAGTTCTGGTGGTTCGGTGAACTGAATTTGGTTGGAGAATGCTGTAAATGCATTTGTTGCTCCAGGAGGTTGAAGAATGCCATTGACAAATACCAGCAGGTGACCTGCAGGATCGGGCAGGTATGAAGTGCCATTATCAGTTGTGAGGTTAAATGTCGTTTGAGTTCCATCAAATCCTCTGAAAGCACGCTTAACACGAGCCTTCAATTCATCTTTAGCGACAATTACTGCTTCATAGTTATCTGGACCAATAATGGAATCTTTGATATCAAATGTTCCATCAATTTCAGAAATATACAGTCTGGTATTTAAACCAGCGGCGCGGATATCCTGAACTCTGGCAGCACCTGCTCCTGCTACAGTAAACTTAGTAGAAATCGAAGCATATCCAACAGGGAAACTTTCACCAATTCCATAATCACCAACTACGTCACCATTTTGGAACGTTCCTTGATATTCCTGAATGTAAATGTAATTATTAGGAATATCGACCGCAGTAATAAGTGCATAAGTGTTGGTGTCTTGAACACCACCAGAAACTTTATAGAGGCGGTTTCCAACAGTGAAGTTTTCAAGGCTGTTAATGACAGTAACACCGAGTCTAATATATCCATTAGAAGCAATTCTATCACCGATGTTAACATCAAGACCCGCAAACTTAGAAACTTCCAGATACTGTCTCGATGTTTCTGGATATACAACACTGGTTGTCTCAAATGTTCCTTGAAGAGACTCAGTATCGACGGTAAGAGTTCCACCGACGTTACTAGTTACTGCCGCTTGAGTATTTAAGAATCCTGTTGGTGTAGCAGTTTCCGTAGAAGTATATCCCTTGAAGGGAATATCTTCAGTGAAGGTGCCAATCAGGTCAATAACATGCAAACGATTTTCAATTGCACTAATCTGAGCGGTAGTACTATTTTCCGCACCAACAATTGTATCAGTAATTGCCCAAGGACCAGCAGTTACTTCAACATCAAGATATTTGTAGTTCTCATCTTCATAGAATCCATAAACAACACCAGTTACAGTTGGAGCACCCTGTTTAGAAACGGTTTCATTCATAGTGAATGGACCATCGGTGATATCACCATCAATACGGAATCTCTTGTAAACTTTCACTACCTGACCTTCATTAAGGGCAAGTCTTTCAACTTCACCCGATGCGTCACTTTGAAGTCCATAGAAGTATTCAGAACCAAAGATACCGCCACCGATTCCTACAGGAATTGTACGTGTGCCGTAAGTCTTAGAAGGAACCGTGATAGCGTTGTTAGATTCAATATCAACATAGTAATTACTATTATTCAACTGATTTCTGATAATATTCAGTTGATATCTAATAAAGGCATCAATGGTTTCTTTAGTATAAGAAGACGAAATGGTGGAATCAAAATACTTGTAGGAACCAGCATTTGTTGATGGGGAAGTCAAAGAGTTATTGAGTGCTTGACTCATAAACTCCTGAAGAGAATCCATGATGTAATTCTTAATGTTATAATCAGTATCCGAGTAGAAGATTCTTCCAGAAACTGCTGTATATGGGTCAAGGAGTCCAATATTTAACTTAGTACCCCAGGCATAAAGTCCGTCATTACCATTACCAGTATATGTGAAGGCACCAGTAGAACTTCTAACCCAGAATCTTGTTCTAAGAACAGAAATACCATATCCAAAGGTTACGCTAACATAAACTCTGTACCATCCATCACCATAAGGAATAATACCAGCAGCAGGAGAACTAATATTACCAGCAACAAATGTACTTCCCACTGTTCCTGTTGCTAAATTAGCATCAACGAATACAATTTTACCACCAACAGCAGGGTCAAGTTCAATTTGCAGTCTCATTTGACTGGATTCACCTGCCTTAACGAAGGACGAGAAGGTATATGTACGGTTCTCATCATTTGCATTAGTACCAGCATCAAAGGTAACAGTGCCAGAGTCAAAGCGTGCCGCAGTATCATCGAAGGTTGTAAATGAATCAACCGTAAAGTCCTTATAATGCAGTTTAAATCCACCAAAACCATTAGTAGCTACTAATTTATCTGCTGTTGTTGTATTATCTGGAGCATCGATATTATCAGTAATAACAGTAATAGCGTTACTTGTCCAACCGCTAGAAGTTAAATCTTCTGGTGATGGGAAGAGGTTAGTAGTCGAGGTAAGACCTTCAATAGGAGAAACAATATTTCTAGCAGTATTAAGGACTTTAATATTGCCAGGATTATTATACCAATCGTAAGAAGAACTTACACCACCAGATGAAGCAAATGGGCTGGGAGTTGTTCCCCCAACAACATTACCCTGTGGATTGATTGTATGGTTATAAGTACTAGCATCTGTGAATGCAGCACCCTGACAAGTAAGAAGGGCAGTTCCAGAAATAACACTTAATGGTGTTGTGGGAACTTGGAATCCAGAACCAGAGTACAATGCAACGCCTCTGAGAACTCTAACATTGGACAGATAACCATCCAACTCATTACCACCACTAAGATTAGGACGACCGAGCAGCAGTTCAATTGCACCATAGTTTGTTTGCCAGGTGCCAAAACCAATCCTATTTCCATTGAAGTAGAATTGAGTTTGATTAAAACCAGTGCCTGTTCTAACAATTGCCACATGGTGCCATGTGTTTACAGTAACATTAGCACCAAAATTCATGAATGTTCCAGAACCGCCCCAGAAACCGATATTTCCAGTTCCATAGAAAATATTGAAGTTATCAGAAGTAGATCCAGTAATATGTCCACCTCCTGTAGTGGTTGGTCTAAACCAGCACTCGAAAGTAATCGCACCAGTACCAAAAGCAAACGAAGAGTTGACAGAAGGAATTCTCAAGTAATCATTAGAACCATCAAAGAATACAGAACCAGTTCCACCACCAGAAATAGTTGCAGTTGCACCAGAATCTCCACCAGTCAAGGTATCACCAGCAGCCCAAGCAGTTCCAGTGAAAGCACCAACGTATAGTTTACCGCCATCTTCATCGTATTCAAGAACATCTGCAGTTCCAGTACCACTAGAAGTTACAGTTTCACCAACAGTAAAGACATCACTAGCACTTTCAACATCAATTGTGTATGCTGTAATAGTATCAGAAGTATCAGTAATAATTAAGTCATGAACCATGTCATCAACAATGGTTCCAACAAAATCGTCATAAGTCCAAGAACCAGAACCAAATTGACTGTCAACAATTGACTCTAACTCATCCTTATAGTAATTTTCATTGTATTGAATTTGTTTTGCAGCATGAACGGATTCATTTCCACCAGGAGAAATGACACCCTTTAATGCATCGACAAGAACACCAAATCTTGCATATGGGTTTGCAATCGTTACTGGACTTTCAGTATCTCTATATGCGGTTTGAGTTGCATGTACAGCAGAATATTGACCAGCAGGAACAGTAGTTCCCCTATCATAAAGGTTATTGTTGATGGCATATTCACCAAGTTCCTTAAGTTTTTCCAGTGCAAAAATTGCTGCGGGAAGAACATTGTCGATTGTAGTCAAATTGAGTGCAGCAGTTAAATACTTCTCAATTTCAGCAACACTGCTATTATTACCGCCAGTTTGAAGGTCGGAAATAATAGCAATAATTAAATCTTCAATATTCAACTCACTAGCATAAGTAAATGCAGTGAAGTTAACATTGTTCAAAGTATATGTAAGGTAATCATTGATAAGACCGAAGATTTCATCTTTGATATAGTCTCTATTGAAATAAAGTCTATCTGCAGCGATTGCATAATCATTATCCGTTGGAGCAATGATATCATTAAGAGTATTAATTAAGGTATCAATTGCGGTTTGAACATCAGCACAACCACCTGGGTCATTAGTGATGCCCCAATCACCAACAATAATGTTGGTTGTATTTGTACTATCTAAATCACCATTAATTGCTTGTTTTGCGTAATATCCAAGGCGATTGTGAGCATAGACGGATTGCCATACTTGCAAACGAATATGAAGAAGAATATCATTAGTACCAAGATAGAATTTAGCGGCACCAACGGTATTAATATTACCACCATACTGAATATCATCTGCAATCTCGTCTAAAATGAGACCCAAATCAGTTTTACAACGCAAGGTTCCATCACCAGTTCCTCCAGCATTTCTAGGCATATCCAAAGCAAGGTCTGGATATCTGTTGATAAGGTCTGCAGATGCTTTATCAATGATAACAGCACGATTCTTGCGAATCAGATTTGCAGCATCATAGAATCTATGTCTAGAATCAGTATCTACTTGATTTGTATAGATTGTGTCACTAGTACCATTGTGATAATCAACATTAAATGGTACTTCATAGAATGCATCAACCGTTCCACCAACAAATTCAAATGCAGGTTCAACCTTGGTAATAGTGCCGAGGTGGTCACCGTCAAGAGTTGCACTAGGAGTATCTGCTTCAGAAAGAGTATCCGTCAGGATATCAATCAGGTTATTAATTGTGGTATAAACGTCAGCACAGTTGTTAAGGTTTGCAGAACCAGTCTCATAAATGTTGGTTGCGTCAGTATTGAGAGTCTGAGTCAATCCATGATTACCCTGAACTGTCCAAGCAACGTTGTTGATGATATACTGAAGCATTTCATCAACCTTGTTATATGCCCAGATAGTTTCAGTAATCTCAGTCTCAACATGGTTGAGTGTTACAGGATTCTGAGTTCTATCAACGTAAAGTGCAGCAGCATCCCACATGTGGCTGTTGGATCCATTCTTAAGGTCTTCGATAAGTTCTTCTAAGACATCACGAATATCATCTTCGCAATTTACGTTACCGCCAGGAATGACCAAAGAAGGATATTGCTGAGTCAGCAGATAAACGGTTTCCTTAGCAATGAAGTCTAAGTTGAGTCGAATAGACTCTGCTGCATTATAAACTCTGTGGGAGTTGCCTGTGAATCCAACAGGAGCACCAGCAAGTCTAGAAGTTGCTAAGATTGCATCATTGTGGAATTCTTCACCATTGGTAAGAGATTCGCCACCAGACCAATCTTGGTCATATACCTGACCATCTTCACCATCTAAGTGAAGAAGAAGTTTGGTGTTGCTGTCACCTTGGAAGATACCGTTGCGTGGTGTAAACTCTGCGCTATAGCGACCAGTGTTAGAAACCCTGAACTCATCAATATGACCAGAGAAAGGATTAGAACCAGCGAAGTTTGCTCCAATAAAGAGACGTTTTGTGGAACCTAAATCGGTACTGTTAGTGGTGCTTCCAACTTCGGAACCATCGACAAATAACTTCAAATTAGTACCACTTCTAGTGATAGCAATGTGATACCAAGTATCTGCAGAAAGAGTTGTTGCGCCAGATGTAACAACGTCACTGCCACCGATATTAAAGCGTACTTGATTTGTGGCAATATAAAGTCTACCAGCATTTGCATCAGCACCACTATCTCTCGTATCAAAGATATGTCTATCACCAGCAGAGACATCATCTGGACGAATCCAGCACTCAACAGTAAATGCTCCTGTTCCAAAACCAAATTCAGTAGAAGTTGGAATGGAGAGATAATCAGTAGTAGCATCATCCAATAATAAGGAAGAATCACCAAATTTCTTCTGAGCAGTATCTAACTGAGCACTATTGTTGAAAGTTGCTGTATGATAATCCTGACCAGAGTTAAGGATTCTACCAACCTTACCAAGATAAATTGTGGAACGTGCTTGGTTATATCCAATAACTTCTGCCTTAGTATCTCTGGTCTTAATAATTTGACCAGGCGAGAAGAATCCTTCACCTTGTTTAGAGGTAAATGTTACTTTTCTAATTGTTATCTCTTCAGAAGCAGTAAATTCTCCGTTGTTATTTCCATATTCAATTTTATAGTTTCGGATGAATTCATCTTCACTGAAAGCACCAGATTCGTTATCATATGGAATGATATAATTGTTGATAGATTCATTTGCAGGGAATGAAATATCAAAGGCAGTAGAATTATCATCAAAGTCAACAATATTAACTTGAGACTGTGAAATATCATCAAGAACAACGTTTGGATATGTTGTGGAAGTAATTCTGTTGAACAGCAGTCCAAAGAACGAAGAACCTTCAGAAATATCAACCTGAGAAATAAATTCTTCAGTTACGGGGTCTTGATAAACTGTAGTGGAGGTGACACGAGCAACAACAGCGGACTGAGAACCAATGATAATATCGTTAAGTTCAATATCAAAAAGACCAGGGGTAGACTGATAGGTTCCTGTTGTCTTACTTAAAGTAAGGTCTCCTGTAACCTCAACTTGAGTTCCGTAGATAGGAGTTCCTTCTAACTTAGATGCAGCAGCAGTTCCCGATTGTCCTCTTAGAACTTCAAGAGTTGTAGACTCATTATTTTGAGTAATAGAATTAACAACAAAGATTTCAGAACCAAACTGATAACTCTCACCAACTTCAAATACATCACTTGCAACAGGAGTATTTGGTGTGTCCGAAGCAATTACTTCAAAGGTATCTGTTGCAGCACCAATAGTATATCTTAACTCTGCAATAGGAGTTTCCTGTCCTGTTTGTAAGTTGATTTGTTCAACAACAGCAGTATTTCCAGTAAGGTTTGTTATTTGCTCACCAAAGATAAACAGTCCAAGATTATCAACGTCAGTGATTGTATTCAAGTTAGATGCAAATCCAGTCGTACTTACAATACAAAGTTCTCCAAGTTGGAAAGTACCCTCAGAAACATATCCAAAAATACTATTACCAATAACATTGGTAACAATAAGTTTTGCATTAGACGCTGTACCACTTAAAGTATTACCAATGTTAGGGAAGATTCCACTAATATTGGTGAAAGTCATTTCAATCGTATCGATTTGCTCAACTGTTACGTTGACGTACTTAACGCTTGCAGGGGGAGATGGTGGTTCACTAAAGACAATGGAATCATTTTGAATTTCAAAAGCAGTATCTGGGGTTTGTACAACGCCATTCAACACAATCATTAACTGGTTTGCGTTAGCAACAACAGTTTCACCATTAACAGTTAATGGGAATGCGATTCTTTCACCATCAAAGAAGCTAGAAATATCATCCAATCTCTGAACAACAGAGGTTAAAATATTCTCCGAGGACGTAAGTCTCTTTTGACGGAAGAGAACTTCAGTATTATTAAACTCAGAATAAATTGGTTCAACAAGAGCAAAGTTTTGAATATTAGGAACAATTGCCTCTCTAGCAAGTTCAACCGATTTGACTAATTCGAAATCGGTTTCCTTATTTGGAATAGACCCATACTCGTTAACACTAAGTTCACCAAAAACCTTAAAGGATGCTGGGTGAACATTTCTAATTAAAATGTCTTTCCACTCACCAATAGATACAGCAGACTTAATTGCATAAGAGAAGTCTTGATAGTAGTAAGAGTCCTGAATCTTTTGAATAATTTCAGAAGGCTTACCTACATCATCAATGAACTGACCAGTTGTCTTAGTAATAGAACCAATTTCAAGAACACCTTTAGCAACTTTAAGATCGCTAATTACACCAGAAGACTTGGAAATAGCGCCTGTTACTGATTGCCCTTCTGAAAAATCACCATCATAATCAACAATCTTTAAAATTCTTGGTCCAACTTGCCAACCAGAGTTAGTAGAGACATATCCAGTTGCAGTAGCATTTTCAAGAGAATCACCTTGATAGACCAATTCTCCTTCTAAGAATGTAGATGTAATGACATTTGCTTCTGCAGCACCACCGAAGGACGACGTTAATACTTGTTGACGACCCGTTCCAGCATTTACAAAAGTAATCGCATCACCAAGTTCTGCGTTAGTAGGTGTAATTGCGAGTTTTAATTGGTCATCCTCAAGAGAGTTTGCAGTTCCAGAAATTGCATAATAAGTTGTAGTGCCATTAAGACGACCCAAAGCACCCGCAGAAAGTGGGAATTCTGCACCATCTCCAGTATCAATTACATTAAGAGTAACTTCAGACCCGTTTGGAATTCCATGAGGGAATGCAAATTGCAGTAATCCCAAATCAACGTTAATAACATAGTTGAAAGAAGACTTAAGTTCTACAGTTGGGGTAGAAGAATATCCAGCACCAGGGTCTTTAACGATGATTTGGTCGAGTCTTCCATTTTTAATGCTTGCTTCTGCAATAGCTCCAGAACCGCCGCCACCAGTAATAACAACAGCTGGAGCTTGTGAGTATCCAGAACCAGGGTCAGTTACAGTAATACTATCAAGAATACTTGTAGATGTAAGTTGTAAGTTTAGTGGGAACGTAATTTCAGGACGTAAGGTATAGTCATGGGGATAATCGTAACCGAAGTTATTATTCTTCAGTTTCTTAATTTTACCTACGTTAGTACCGACAGTAAAGATTGAAGCACCAGTTCCAAATGGAGGAATAACAACTTCTAACTCAGCACCAGAACCAGTTAATCCAGGTCCAAGTATGCCATCAATTGCCTCAACATCAATACTTGCTGTAGTATAACCTTTACCAGGAGAAGTAACAATAACCTCTTGAATCTGACCAGGAATAGTGATTCCTTCATCATCCTCACCATCTGCAACAGTGATTCTGACTAAACCACCTTCACCATCACCTTGAATTGGCACTCCACTGTAAGTTCCAACTGCGTATTCTGTTCCAGGTTCATTAATTTGAACTCTTTCAATATTTCTAGTACTTTGAATTCCAGAAATAATTGGAAGTTTTTGATAGAATCCACCACCATTAACAATTCTGATATCACTAATAGAACCAACTGCTTTTACAGAACTTGTACTATAAGATGCTGTAGAGACATTAGCTGCTCCTTCGGGTTCATTTACTAGAGGGAATTTAATAACATCTGCACCTCTTGTAATTGTTGCGCCATCAATTCCAGAAACTAAGAAAGTACCCAAATATGGAGAATCGACAACATCAAGATAACTATCCTTAATTACAGGACTTGTATCATCATCTGGTCTAGATGGATCGAAATAGTAAGAAATATTGGTAACAATATTTCTATCAACTTTTAGTTTAACTGTTGGTGTTGGTTGTCCTTCTCCAGTAACCCCAGGAGTTCCGATTCTTTCAATAGAGTTAAAGGAATATTCAAGTTTATACAAATTATCTTTAGAGAAAGATAAATTGCCATTAGCCATAGAAGAATGACTGAGGTCAAACAAATATTGATGACCATAGTACATTTTAAGGACTGGAGATTTGACAAAGATATCAACATTTCCAGGAGTTGTAGATGGATTTGTTATCGCAGCAGATTCTAACTTGTAAGTAAATTCTAAAGGACTTACAACTGTTTCAACTGGGAAAGAACCATCATATTCATCATAAACGACATTATTAACAGTTTGTTCTGGATTACCATCAACAAAAATCATTTCCCCTTCAGAGAGATAATGAGCAGTTGAGGTAATTACATATACTTCATCACTATTCTCAACAGCAGTTACTTGCAATCTCTTAGTGAGATTAGCAATCAGTGTAATTGTCAGAACACCAGTTAAGTTAACAATTGTTGCCTCACTATAATCGGAATTAAAGGAGATATCTCCAGAGTTAATAGTAACTACAGAACCAACAACATAAGGAGAACCGCCAGAAACTTCATCAATTCTAATAAGATAATCTTCATCGGTATATGGTTTGAATCTAGCAAACTCATTTAAGTTATTAGTTCCCCCACTTGGAGAATCATAGTTTGCCAACTCAATGAAAAATGTTCCTGGTGTTTGATTTGGAACTTGAATGAAGTTAAATCCAGAAATTTCATTAATATCATTGGGAATTGGTCCAACAATTCCATAGGTGCTCTGCTCATTAAACTGAGTTGTTGAAAGAGAACCAAGGTCTAAGTCATTTGACCAATCATTATTGTTAACTGCTAAGTAAACTTTATTGTTAATATTGTCAATTTTAACAATGTATCCACTGTTAACAAAACTAGAACTATCATCATACAATTCAAGTTTTGTTTTTTCTGTAAGTTTGAAGTCCTGATTGATTGTGAGAACCTGAACATTATCAATCTTTGCAGTATCAGTAACTTTAAAATAATATCTGTCTTTTACAACAGCTTCTACTTTAAGTTTCTGAGAACCTGGGGAAGGAATCGTAGCTGTTCTAGAACTCCAAACATCATTACTATAAGTCAATGCCTCAGTATCCTGAGTCATCGTGGTCACAGCATCGTCAAAGTCTAAAGACTGGAATCCCGACTCTGCAAGTCCAAGACCTACAGAGTTTAGAATCAATGGCAATCCTGTAACTGGTGTAACTGCAGTTCTGGTAAATCCAATACCAGTATTTGTCTGTTCTCCTTTATTACCAAGTCTTACAGAATCTGCATTTTTATCTGATTTTAAACCAAATCCAACATAGTCAATATAATCATACTTATTGAGATTTGTAGTGAACCATGCATCGTCAACCCAATCAAATGCAAGGGCAAACGACGCTGTTGGAGGAATTGTAGTGACATCAGAAGGAACAGTTGGTGTAATTGCTCTATTTCTAAGTCTCAAATTATCAAGATAATACTGTCCCTGGTATGCCGATGCAAATTCACCAGTAGTTCCATTTTTACCAGGAATATTACCGAAGTGAAGGTCTTTATTGGAAAGGGCAGTATTTGAAACTGTTCCTGTAAAGATTTGAATGCCATTCACATAAGCAGTAAATGCATCGCCATCTTTCTTAAGACCAATAAATTGCCAAGAATCGTCCGCATACATTGTAGTTTGCGAAGAACTGAGACCAGTAGATGCACTATTGATTGTGGTGGAGTTATTGGTAACTACAAGTTCCAACTGACCACTACTAATGTCATAATACATCCAGAGACCTCCAGTAGCGTCTGTAGCGTCTCCAATTGCAACTAAGGTCTGTTGGGTCTGAGAATGTGTTTGAGAGTTTGTAGCGTCCTTATAGAGCATGAACTCAATGGTCCAATCCTCTCCCAGTTTTGTTCCAAGGTCATCTGCAGCAAACTTGATTGCAGCATTTTCCCAATTTGCAGGAGTTGCAACATCTTTACCGAATAGTTTTGCTACACCATCACCAACAAGAGCAAGAGCATCGGTTGCATCATTACCAATCAGAGTTGGCGTGTAATGACCTGTAGTGTCGGTTGCATCATCAGTTTCATCAAATTCGAAGATAAATTCATTACGATTCCAAGATGTCTGTCCAAAAACGTGAACATCGCCTGAAGTATCGACATCAAGAGAATGTGCTGTGATACCTTCAATATTATTCAAATTGAACTCATTTTCAGTATGATTGATAATATTACCCTTATAATCAATTTTGACTGTATCTACCGTCTTTAAAGAATTATTAATGTCTGTTCTTGTGTATGCGATATTGAGTTCACCAAAAATATCAATAGCAGATTTTGTAGAAAGTTGAATATCTCTACCTTCTGCCGAATAAGAATAATTCCAGATAATATCTCCAGATGTGTTAAATTTACCGACCCAAAAACTATTTTTAGTTACATCATCTGACTTAAGTCTGAGAGTACATGGAACATAAAATTCATTGAACTCATCAACAACTAAACTGCTATCAAAGAAAGAATACAATGTATTGCTAAGTTCTTTAATCCAAGAAACTTGAATTACAGAAGTGCCAACGGTTACTTTACCAAAGGAAATATTAACATCATCACTAGAACTAGTTGCCGCAGTTTCCATAGTGAAATATACATCACCATTAAGAGTAACTAAATCGGTAACTTTTTCAGAACCATTAGTAGAAGCAATTTTTCTCTTTACAGAGAACGCGCCTGTGGTGTCTACAGTAGCAATAAATCCATCATAAGGATTTGCCGAATTTGTATTAGTGTATCCACCAATTACAAAACGAGTATCACTCAATTTTGCAATTGAAGTAATATTGTCAGAACGAGTAGCTCCAGAAATACCAGCATATGCTTTTTGGAAACTCAATGTTGCACTGAGACCATTATCTGCCTCAACATATTTTGCCAGAATAATATCTGGATTATATGCAGTTAAGATAGCACTATTTGGTCTATTGTTACCAACTACCCAGATATCAGTACCATCAACATATAACTTTTGGAATTCTGTATATGTTTCTCCACTAGTAAGTTCGAGATTCTTTTCCCACTCTTTAACACCAGTTGCAGAAAGTTTGGCAACAAATCCTACAGTATTTCCATTAATATCTAAAGTTTTACCACAAATATAAATCTCTTTGCTATCATTAACAAATACATCATTAACTTTAACATACTCATTATTTTCAATCAGAGAGACATAATAGTCTGCCTTTTTGAAGACTTGAGGGTGAGATAAGATGACTCTTGGATTTTCAGTATATTCAGAACCAGAATTTACAATCTTAACGGAATCAATAGCACCGACAGAAGTAACGGATGCCTCAAGTTTTCCAGATTCGCCGTCACCATCAATGGTAATTACTGGTGGAATATCTTCATTATATCCAGAACCAGTTTGCAAAATATTAATTTGCTCGATACCCTTATATTGACGAACAACAAACTGTTTGTTCGTATTGTCCATGATTGGAGTATAATCGACAAAAATCGTATCTCCTGCAATAATATTATGAGGCTCTTCTGTAGTAAGAACACCAAAGTTTTGCCCACTACGAGTTTCAAAGGTGTAAGAAGAAATGCTTTCACCTTTAATTCTAGATACACGAGCAGAAACACCCGTTCCACCAGTACCAGTATTATTAAACAGAAGTCTGTCATTTACCTGATAATTCTGACCAGGGTTTTCAACAATAAAGTCTGTAACAGATGCTTCTTCAAATTTAGTAGTGGTTTCAACCTCAATATCAACCTTCGAATCAAATCTTACTGTTGGGAAGTAATCAAAAAGTTGGAGAGGGGATTCTTCAAAAATTTCATCTGGGTCATCAATTTCATCTTGGCTAATGATACCATCTCTGTTTTCATCCTCAACTTCAAACAACAAGACATCACCGTCTTCAGTTGTGAGAGAATTAGTAGAAGCATTAGGAGCCCTCTCTACATCAATATCAACATTTTCATATGGGTCTCTAAAACGAACAACACCTGTAGGAATATTTTGCTGAATTGCAGTAGAACTCAAATTCCAAGTATCAACAACAGAGTTAAAACTTGGACCAAGTACATATGGGAATACTGGGTTTCCATCTTCAGTATTATCAATGGTAACAAAGTAGCAATAACGACCATCTGGATATTCTGGAGTCTTACAAAAACGACCGTTATATTGGTCTAAGTCACCAAGATTACATACGTATTCATAATCTTCAACAAATCTTCCTGCCTCTTCATCATTTAGAGATGGTCCAGCAATTCTGGAAGGATATGGATTAGTAATATCATTAAAAACAAGATTTGCCTTCAAACGATACGAACTTGCTAATCTAGTAATTTCCGAGGTTTGATCGGTTGGGTCTTCATATCCATATGGACCGTAGATTGGATTGCCATCAAACGCCCATCCAATAATAGGAGAGTGTTCTAAGGAGTCGTTCAGTTCTGTTATGTTTTCATTGATTTCACTTAAATTATCACCAAGAATATATCTCAATCTTTGAGGATTTGAAACGTGTGCATATTCACCACCATACTGGTTATTATATCCAGTGAATACAGAACCTTGAGCGGAATCAAATGAAGTTGTCTCTTGGAGATTGTATGTCCATTTGAATACTTCAGCGGAAAAAGTAGCTCCTTGACCAACAGAATCTAGGTTAATGATGGTTTGTCCTTGAGTATATCCAATACCCCTATTAATAATCTCAATACTAGTTACTCTACCAGCATTTTCTCCATCTCTATCAATATTTGCACGAGCAATGGCACCAAATCCATCACCTTGAATTGTAACAATAGGTGGAGTGGTATATCCCTGTCCAGCAGAAATAATAGCAATAGAAATGATTCTACCATCACTAACAATGGCTTGTGCTACAGCACCGCTACCAGAACTTAGAGATACAGATGGGGGGCTTGTATAAGACTCACCACCACTGTCAATGGAGATAGATTTAATTGGACCACGTACAGAGGCACTCGCTGTAGCACCTTGTCCTTCTCCACCAACAATAGAAATGGATGGTTGTGAGGTATATCCAGTACCACCATCTACAATAAGAATACGAGAGACAACTCCTTTTGTGATAATTGCTGTAGCAGAAGCACCAGAACCGCCGCCTCCAACAATAGAAACCAGGGGAGAAGATGTGTATCCACTACCACCATCTAATACAGTAATTTCACTAATAGAACCATTGACAACTACAGATGCAGCAGCACCAGTACCGCCGCCACCTGCAATTGTGATATTTGGCGGGAATGCAGCGTCATAAGATTCGCCAGCATTCTCAATTTCAATATTGGTGACAGAACCAAACGTTTTTGACAGTTCTGACTTATAAGACCAAACAGAAACTCCATTAATCCAAGTTCCAATTGGACCTGGGTTAATAGCATTTTTATTTGAAATTGTTGTAGATACTAGAGGGAATCTGTTTAACTTTCTTTGGTTGCCTGGCAACAAAGCAGACCCTGGGAAAGGTCCAATTTTATAGTTGGGAATGCCAGTGGATGCAACATAAACATAGTCATCATTAAAGAAAGAGTTTTGTACGTTGGTCGTATATGGACCAATTGCATTCAATACAGCACTATTATCAGACTTACCTTTGTTTAAGTCAATAGAAACAAGAATATTGCCCTGAGGAGTTACAAGAGCAGGTTGTGGTAACTGATACTGGAATACGGTCTCGCTGTCCCTAGATGTGACCAAGAATGTTCCATTATAAAGAATTGGATTAGCACCATAAACTGTAACTTGGTCACCTACCAACAAACCATGAGGATTATTGCAGGTAACGGTTGCAGATTGATCGTTAATTCCACCAAAAGTAATACTTGCTACCTCAATTAACTTCTTAACATTGTATAACCAAGTATTCAATTCAGGTGCTTCAGATGTTCCACCCAACTTAGAAATATTGAGTTTATCTCCTGGAAGATAGTAAGAACCCGTATCTGTTAAAATTGTCTGTTGAGCATCAACAATACCAACAATATTCATTACAACTTCTTGAGTAGTTCCTTTATTCAGAACAACTGTAAAGTTGGAAGATACTTCAGTAGCAGAATCCCAATCTTCAACAACACCGTTTACCGAACGTGTACACTCAATAAACTGATTAAGAGACTTTTCTTTATATCGGATTAATTCTGTACCACCAATAAGAAACTCGCCGTTTCTTTCTGGCCAACCAATAGTAGAGTCAACAGTAATAATACTATCAGTGGTATTGAGAGGTTCTGCAAGTTTTGTTTTGTAAGGTACAACAAATTTACCTTCAATAGTTTCCTCAGAAAGAACTAATTCAAAAATCTCAACATTAGATGTTTTAATTGAAATATAATTTTCAACCAATGCACTTGCTGCCTTAATATTTGGGTCAGCAATATCCTCTTCTTGTTCAATAAGAGCATCTTTAATATTTGTTGGGTCACCACTTACAAGAGTTGCTCTTAAAATAGTATCAATAGACCAAGTTGCTGCAGAGGGTTTAATAATTTGGTCTTTAGGATAAGAAATGCTTACAGTTTCTCCGTAGAGAAGTTTAAACAGGTATGCAATACTAAAAGAAGTTCCTTTTGAAGAATAAAAATCTTTAATTGTTTTAATTGATGTTCTTACATCAATCGACTTATAGTCTAAACTAGGAACATCTGGTAAGAATTGCTCGGTATACTTATCAAGCAATCTCTTAATGAACAATGCATCCAGACACTTTACTTGTGCATCAATAGAAATATCAGATGCTAAAGTATTGTTAGAAAATACTGCATTACCATCCTCAGTGTAAGAAACAATTCCACTAGAAGCTCTTGCACATCCAGTGAAAGATGCTTTCTGATATCCAGAACCAGTTTGATTGACATCAAAACCAGTAATTTCATTTAAACCAATTTCTACAGATGCTTTAGCAGAAGGTGGAGATTGAATGATTACCTTTGGTGGATTATCTGCACTGTATCCAGTTCCAAAAGTATCAATATTAATATCAGTAATTCTTCCATTGAAGATAGAAGCAACAGCAGTTGCTCCACTTCCTCCAATGTATACACCACGAGCATCAACTCTATCGTCTACAATATAAACTGAAGGAACGTCCTCATATCCGCTACCACCGCTAAGCAGTTCAATTTCAATTACACGACCATCTCCATCAACACGAGTCTCAAGAACTTGAGCACCTACTGGATCGATAATTGCCATTCTGGGAACAGTTTCATACCCCTGACCAGCATTTACAACATTAACAGCAATCAATTCTCCATCAGAAGAAATTTCTGTGGTAAATGCTGCTTTAATGCCATTAGTGCCTGTTGGTTCATCAATATAAACTAAAGGTGGGGTAGAATAACCAAAACCAGAATTAGTAATCTCAATGGAAGCAGATACTTGACCATTTACAATGGTTGGGGGAGCAATCTGCGCCCCTCCAGGTTGCCTAAAGGTTACTCTAGGTACAAATGTATATCCGCTACCAGAATTAACGATTTCAAGGGTATCTACGCTACCATTAGAAACCGTTGCTTTTAATACGGAAATTTTAGATCCATCTTTTGTTGGACTCTCAATTTGAACGATTGGAGGATTAGTTTCACTATATCCTCTGCCACCAGAGAGAAGAGTTACATTTTTTATACCATCAACAAGAGAAGAAACAGAAGCACCAGAACCAGTGGGAGAACTAACTGTGACTTGAGGGGGATATTCAAAACGATATCCAGAACCAAACTCACTTGCAAAGACTTTAGTTAATTCTCCTTCATTGTTAACACGAGAATAACCAATAGCACCACTACCAAAAGAAGGAATTGGTGCTTCAATAGAATAAATGGAGAGGAAACGTCCATTAAGAGGAGCGTTTAAGAAAATAAATTTGTCCTTATCAATAAAGAAATCGACTTTTGGCGTTAAAAGTCTATTATCGTATACAGCAATTACATATTCATCTACAATTGGTTCATATGGGGAACCATCAACAGTCATTGTAAATTGTCTTACCCCACCACCAAAAGAATTTGACAGATTATCAATACCAATGATAGGATTTTCTAAGAAACCATTCAAATAGAAAATAAACGTTGCCGTGTTGTCGTCAGATGGAATTCTTTCTCTAGGCGCATTTGTAAAGATAATATCCGAACCATCGACAATATAATCAATGTTTGGTATTAATACATCTCCATAGAGATTTACAACAAGATGCTGAGCAGAAGGTGGTGCAACAGGGATATCTTGAGAAATGAGAGGGAATCTAGTTTGCTGTCCATCAAAAGAGTCAATAGGACTTAATAAAGATGTCCACTTTACCCTAACCTGCTCATATGAAATGCCAGGACTTAACGCAATATTTGGAGAAGAAGTAGTCTTTTCATAGTAAATTACTTCGTCACCAATTAAAACACTACCGTTTTCTTCTAAAAACTGGTCAACACTTTCAACAACAATAACATCATCAGTAGAAGATACTGGTTCTACAACTTTGGTCAGACCATCCAGAATGCCAATATCTAACTTATCAATATCTAGATATTGAAGAAAATTATTGATAATATTTTGACCCAATCCAGTCTTCTCTTGAGACCTATAATAGTACTCAATAAACTTGTTAAAAAGAGGATACTCGCTTCCGATAAAATCGGGGGAATTCGCCCTGATAGACTGAGAGACTTTATTGATATTCATCTAATTAAAAACAACTAGAAGTGTTAAGTGAACCAGCATTATCGATGGTATCGATTTCAACTAAAGTAGGTGTTTGGTTGAAAACGCTTGGTGTCAAACTATTTAGAGGGATTGTTGGAGGAGGAGTTGTTCCAATCGGACTAACTGTAACTTCTGGAGATACTACATTGATGATAGTACCAGGAGTAGTAGCTGGAATGGATGTATTGTTTGCTGGAATGAACAGAACAGGAATCGTAATGTCGGTGGGAAGTAAATCATTATCAATTACCGAACCTACTCCACTGACAGCATCAACAATATCCAAATTAATTTCTGCGGTAAGGTTAATTCCAGCACCAATTATATTAATTGGTCCAAAACAAATTTCACCAGTATCATAATTTACTGTCCCAGCAGAGTTATTTGTATAAACTTTTTTGATACCAGTATTATAGAAAGTTCTTAGGTTGCCAAATCCGTCATCTTCAAATTGTTGGTCAATACCTGGTCTATCAGCGGTTCTGAATGTTCCTGATAAAATAACTGGTTCTTTTTTACATCCATCGGAACCATCGGAACCAGGAGCACTATCATATAAACCAGAACCAGTTGATATACAATAAGTGTTTGTCTGATTGGTGATTGGATTAATATACTTTAGGATGGATGTTTGTAAGGAAATATCATTAATACAACTATTAGACAGTGTAATTGCCTTTTCAAGTTCTTGAGCTCTGAACGTTGAATTGAAATTATTGATTTGTGTTTGAGATGCCCACTGAGAAATAGCAGACTGAATATCTGTAGAAATTTCGGTGGTATTTGAACCGCATCCAGTATCATACAAAGCAAAAACCTTTGTGAAGATATAGATGTTATCAGGATCGACAATAACTGGGTCGATAGATGCCATAGCATACCTTCTCAGACTTTGAGAAAGTTCTTTTTTAGTTGCATCATTCAAAAGAGAACCAGTTTTTGTTTTGATTGCAACGTAAACTTTACCATAAATCGGTGGAGTTAATACATCACCACCATATGCAACTACAGACTGAGCATTGTCGTAAATATTTTTTGTAATGATAGCGTAATCTTGAGCAGTTACTGCTCTATACTGTGCAGAATAGTATCTTGGAGCATTATACTTAATGGACTCAATCGTTTCTGCAACATCTCCAAGTTGTGATTTCTCTTTAACAGTAACATTTACAGCGTTTACAGCATAATTAACTGAATTACTATCAACCAATCTACCGATAAAAGCAAATGCTTGTACATTGTTTGCTTCTTGTCCAGATGTAACTAAGTACTCGAAATTAATAACTTCACCATCCTTTAATTTTCTACCTACGCTATCATCACCAAATTTAACTTCATAGCGCATGTCTTCACCTTCTGACAAGAAGAATACTCGTGAAGTTTCTGTTAATCCAGTGACTGTTTCTACTAAGTTATATGCATCTGAAGTTGTAGAAGATTCATTTGCTTTTACCTTAACTTTTAAAGTAGAAATATCAGCATTTTCGGAAGGAATTGTATAAACTTGATTTCCAAAAGTATTTACGATATAAGAATATGTTACAATAGATCCTTCATAAATGAGAAGGTTATCAAATGCAGCGACACCTGTTGTTGCATTTACTGTTACAGTAACATCTTCTAAGACGTTCCAAATATAATTACCTCCAGTAAAAGAAGCACCTTTTCTAAG